TTCTGCGGGTTGGGGCCGGAGGGGTCCGGCATGGCGGGCAGGGGCAGCTTGACGTTCATGACGCCAACCTCCAAAGCTCTTCTTTTTGAACAATCTCCACCATCGCCCGGACATCGTCCAGCGCGCGGTGCGTTTGCGCCAGCGGCGCGCCCATCACGTGCTCGTACAGCTCCGTGAGCTTGGGGTTGCGGCCCCATGCGTCTTTGTACAGCCCCACGGTGCAGATGCCCTGCGCAGGCCACGGGAAGTTCAGGCAGTCCAGCCGCGCCAGCTCTCCGCGAATTATCGCCTTGTCAAAAGGCAGGTTGTGCGCCATCACGCATCGCGCCGCCCCGAACACCCGGCGCAGCTGCGGCAGCGCTTCCGCGAAGCTGGGCGCGTCCTTCAGGTCGGCGTCCGTGAGTCCGGTGATCTTGGTGATGACCGGCTCCAGCGGAACGCCGGGGTTGATCAGGATGCTGATCTCTTCCTCCACGGCACCCGTGTGCCGGTTCATCAGCACGCCTCCGAACTCGATGCAACGGGGTTGCTTGCGCACTTCGGCGTCCGGGTGCAGCGTGAGCCCCGTGGTCTCGGTGTCGAAGAGCAGGATCACTCTGTCCTCACCAACTGCGTCATCAGCGCCAAGTTGCGCTCGACGATGCCGATGATGGCGTTGAATTTGATGTCGAATTTCCACGGCAGCTCGCGGTTCTTGTCGTAGTGTGGATTCGTAAACAGAGTCTTCCAGCTTTCCTCAGTCCAGAAGCTCTTGTGGTCAAGGTCCTGAAATGCGATTGCACCCAACCTGTGCGGCACAACAATGGTCATTGGTGCTCCAACCGCCAGGACGCGTTGGGCTTCCATCAGCAAAGCGATTGCTTGTGCGCCTGTCAAATGCTCCAGAAAGTGAAATGCATAGATGCCGCCGACGCTGCTGTCGGCGTGCGGAATTGGCATGCGAGATGCGTCCCACGTCGGGAAGTCCAACGAGGTTGTGCCGGGGATGTGCGAGTTGCCTGCGCCCAAGTTCAACACGGGCAAGCCTGGCAATGGATCAACAAGCACGCCCAGCTCACGCTTCATGCCGAGACGGAAAATTTGTTCGATGTTCATGATTTGTCTTTCGTTGAGGTTGAGGTGACTTCTTCCAGCATTGCAGCATAAACCATCAGGTCATGCGCCGAATCCTGATGGCCCTGCGGGTTATTGGCGTAGCGGGACAGCTTGCCGGCGCACTGCACCAACAGCCCCAGCCGGGTGAATTCGGCTTCGGTGGTGATGTGCAGGCCCTTGGGGAACAGCGCCAGCATCAGCGCGCCGAACTGCAGGTAGTTGTCGCCATACACCGCGTTGCGCGCGCGGAAGGTCTCTGCCCCCGCCGCGAGCAGGTCCGGGGCGCGCAGGCGCCGCGCGGTCTGCCCTTGCACAAGCGCGTCCAGCGCCTCCATTTCCTCCAGAGTGGCGACGCGGGTATTGGCCGGCGGCGTGTAGGCGCACACGTCGTGCAGCTTCAGCGCGTGAGCAGTGATGCCGGCCGCGCGGTACATCTCCACCACGTCCAGCCGGTCGTCGTAGGCGCAGACGATGTCCTTGAGGAAGATGTCGTAGCGCGCGAGCCACGCGAGTTGATCCCGCTTCAGGTCCACGGAGTGCCGGCGGTCGCCCAGGGGGCGCATGAGGAGGATAGTTTCTCTGGTGGCGCCAAGATTGTTCTCCATCCAGCAGCGTGTCTCGTCCAACACCGAAGCCGGTCGCGCCGTCAGGAATATGGGGGTGAATTTGCGAATGTTGTCCGCGTAGACGCTGTAGTTGCCCACCTCGTCGTCGCCGCATGCGGCGTGATACGCGGCGTAGCGCAGGTCGGGGTTGGTCTGCGTCCAGTCGATCAGCGGGATGCGGTGGGCGTCGTGGGCGAGACAGTTGTCGAGGTCGAAGATGACGTATTTCATTTTGGGTCCTTTGCGAAGTTGCGTTAGGGTGAGGTCGCTGCGGTCGCCTTTAACCGGGCGGCGGCGGCTGCTTGCGCTGGCCCTGACGCAGCGACCTCGTAACTGTATTGTGCGTGGCCGAGTTGGCCATTGCGCGCACCTCGTATTCGTACCGACCACACACCAACCCTCGCATGACCAGCTTTGCGATTTCTGGCGTCATGTTGTAGCCGTTTGGCGCCAACGTTCCATAGGCCGCGATGGCCCGGATCTCGGTGGACGCCAACTCGCGGTCTTCGAGCACAGCTAGCACCGTCAGGCGCGGCTCTCCGTGCTTCCGCCAAGCAGCATAAAGTCGCGCTCGGCGGCCAGTTCTGGCGTTGCAAGCGTGCGCGTTGAATCTGTGTGCGATCGTTTTCGTCGTGATTCCGACGTACGACTTACCGTCTTCAAAATCAAGCTTATAAAGCGTGCCCACGACTCAAGCCTTTCTGAGTAAGTCAACGGCCTTGGCTATCTCCCAGCCAGGCCCCTTGCCTGTGGTGATGCCGATTTCTTTCGCGACAGACTCCAGCATGCCGATGGCCAAGTCGTGTTCGCTTGCGAAGAACGGCGTTGTCCAAGGCCAAGTTCGCAAAACCAAGGCGCGCATCTCGTGAACGATGTCTGAGTATTCGCCTTGAGTGCGCAAAGAGGCGCGCGCTTTGGCAAGGTCCGTGAATGCGCGCAAATTGTACTTGGCGACCAAGTTGCACGTCGTGTTCATCGGCAACACACCGCGTGCATCTTCCAGCGGCATCCCGATGTCAACCAACTTAGCGTAGTGGTCAAGCGAGGACGCAACAGCCGCGTCGTAATTCTCCTGCAACGTCACGCTGGCGATTTTCGGCTTGTGCACGCCCATCGCGCGCACGTCCGTCACGCGTTGCGACTGCATCGCGTAGCTGGCGTTGCGGGTGCGGGTGATCTGTTGAGCTGTTGCGCGACTGACGCCTTCAATCAAGAATGTTAGGTCAACGAACTCCCAGCTAGACTTGATTGTCTTCGCGGCGTATGCCAATTCTTGCGCCTTCTTCTCTTCAGGCCAGCCATTGATCTCGGACATCAGATTTGGCGACAGCGTCAAGCGGGTGGACTTGGTGAACAGGAGCAACGACGCAGCGTTGGGCGTGTAGCTAATCAAAGACACTTTCATGTGGATCTACTTTCTGGAGTTACGAAAAGAATTATCGCTCAGGTCGCGCTGCGACGCACTTCGTACGCGCTGCTGCGCATCAGGCGCTTGATCACTGCGATGTCCTGCACCACGTCGTCCAGCAGGATGTTGCGCCACGTGGCGAATCGACCCAACGAATAAACTTGGTGCTGATGGGTGAGCTCGAACAACAGCCGCTTGCGCTCTGCGTCCGCAACGGGCGCGATCTTCCCGTACCGCTGCTCCACCGTGCCCAGCACCTCCACGTCGCTCACAGCAAACGCCCGCTCCACCAGCACCAGCGCCCGAGGCAACCAGTCCTTGGCGGCGGGTCCGGCGCCGGTCGCCTCCAGCGTGAGCAGGTCGCCGGTGATGCTGGCGCGGTACATGGGGTGGTCGGGCTCGGGGAAATACACCGTCTGGAACACGTCGGCACGGGGCACCCGGCAACGCACGACGGTGATGGGGGCTTTGTGGAAGGCGTCTGTCGAGGCGAGGCCCAGCTGCCGCAGCGTCACGGGCAGGGGTGCGGTGCTGATGAGGGCGCCGCCCATGGAGCTGAAGTCCACGGGCGCGGCCCACGTGATGCGGGCGCGCACCGCCTCCAACAACTGCCAGTAGAAGTCCTCCGGCGCAATGAAGCGATCCACCGCGTCCAGATTCCATATGCTGCGCTCGCCGGCCAGCCGCCCCAGCACTTTCTGCGCGTACTGGTTGGCCAGGCGGATGGTGGTCTGTTGATGCAAGCGCTGCTGCGCCCAGATGCCCTTGTGCACGCGCACGCGGCGGAAGGGGATGCCGGTGAGCTTGCTGACGTCCTCGGTGCGGAAGCGTAGCACGGCCTTGTGCACTTCGGCCGGCTGCGTGGCAGCCTCCAGCACCTGCAGCTGCGGCCACGCGTGCGCCGCCAAAAGCCCAGCCAGCCCGGCGCCGACGATGATGGGTTGCGTGGTGGTCATAGCGTCACGCGCTCCAGGTGAAGGGTGGAGAGGAGTTTCTGTGTGTGCCCTCGGCACGGCACCCCAAACTGCGCGTCCACCTGCGCCTGCGTGGCGGTGGCGTGTGGCTGCGCGGTGATCCAGGCCAGCACCGCTGCGCGGGCCGAATGCGCCTGTACGCGGCTGGTGCCCGTGCCCGTGGCGCGCAGGGCGGGGGCGCCTGCGGTGTGCGGCGCGGCGGTGCAAGCGCACAGCTGCTTCACCAGTCCGGGGAACGATATGTCGGGCGGCGGCGCGCCCTTGAGCACGCCCCGGTGGTTGCGCTCTTCTTCGGCCAACATGATAGCGTGTGCGGCGCGGCGCTCAATCACCGCGCGCGACGCATCGGGCGTGGGGCGTGTGCCGGTGAGGGCGACAATCGTGTTGAGCAGGACTTCGGTCGTCGCGTCGGCGATCTCTTTTTGAGACCGAATGACGACCAGCAGCGTGGGGTGGGGGGCGGACTCGGACCATTGTGTGTGTGGCATGATGGGGTTACTCCGTGAATGTGAAAGCTGAACCGTCGCTGAAATAATACTGCGCCGTCGTGCCATCTTTGGCGATGGTGACGGACTCCTCGTCGGCGATGCGCCGGGCAATCCCGATGCGCCCGTCGGCGAGGATGGCGGCGATATTGTCCGCGACGGTGAACGCGCGATCGGGCACGCAGGCACAAGCCTCGTCGCAGGACCCGCCGCAACTCAACGCCGGGGTGCGCGTGGACCAGGTCTGGTCCGGGTGGTCGGCCCAACGGCGGCACGCCTTACAGTGAAAGTCGGCGTGCATGGGGTGGCAGCGCGGCTCGGTGAGGGGCAGGGGGCGGAAGACTTTTTTCATAATGGTTCTCCAGTTAATTCCTCGCCAATGCTGACTAGCTTTTCGAACAGAAAGCTCTGCAGCTCCCGTGTCAAGTCCTTCCACCCATGGCGCAGGTGCAGGTATTCCTCGATCAGCGTGGAGGCCAGCTGCTTTGTGCCGCCAAGGTGGAAGACGCGCTCGGCGATGAAGATGGTCTGGTCCTGCGCCAGCCCCAAGCACCCCTCTCCCAGGCTCTCGACGATCTTGATGGGGTAGGCGTCACGAATGGTGAAGCCGATGCGCCCACAAAAATCCAGCGCCCGGTTCAGGCTCACGAGCTGCACCTTGGTGAGCAATATTTCACGCGGGGTGAACACCTGCTTGGTGGCGCTCTTCCACACCTTCAGCGCAGAGGCGTTGACTTTGGTCGCGCGGTCACCGACACAATCGCCCACCACGCTCAGGAAGGTCGCGCCGGGCGCCACGCCCCAGCCGTGGTAATCGAGCCCGCCCTCGATGGTACTCTCATCGGCCAGGACGCAGTCCCGAATGAAGCGCGCGTCGCCCGAGCGCATGATGGCGGTCATGATGGCGAGGTAAATCTCCCATTGATTTTTGACGGTACGATCTTCGGTCAGCTCGATCTTGGCCTTAGCATTATAGGTGTACAATCCGGGGCTGCTGAACTGGTGGACGCGGACGCCGCGATAGAAGAAGTCGGCGCCTGGGCGGGCGCGCACCTCGGTCTCGCCCACGGTGAAACTGGGCTCGTCCTCCAGCAGGTAAAGGTAACTCCGGTCGAACACCGCAGCGAACGCCTCCCCACGGACGATGATCTTGGTGGTGCCGGGCGCGGGCGCGGGCGCGCGGGTGACGTGGCACGCGGAGCCGCGCTCGTCCTTGGCGTTGCAGACGAGCTCCCGGTACGCCATCCACACCTCCCATTGCTTGCCCAGCTGCGTGGTGAAGCCGATGGGGGTCGCTGCGCCTTCGCCCACTTGCATCGTGACGAATTGGAAGTCTTGTCCCCGGACCTCCTCGGTGGACAGCCCAAACTGCACCACCGTCAGCCCGGAGTAGATCGTCACCTCATGCCCGGTGCGCAGCAGCACCGCAATGGCGTACTTCAGCCCCGTGCCGAAGAACCCGATGGGGCTGTCGCCCTCCTTGACGCTGACGCCGAAGGTCGAGATCGAGCGGAGGTCGATCTCGCCTGAGTTGTGGAATTCGATCATGAGCAAATTCTCCTAAGTTCTTTTTCTTGCGCAGCCCACGCAGCATCCCGCGCAGCATCCCACGCAGCAGCCCACGCAGCATCCCGCGCAGCATCCCGCGCAGCATCCCACGCAGCAGCCCACGCAGCATCCCGCGCAGCATCGCGCGCAGCAGCCCGCGCAGCAGCCCACGCAGCATCCCGCGCAGCATCCCACGCAGCAGCCCGCGCAGCAGCCAACGCACGTTCTAATTGATCGCGTGTTGCCAATCCGCTTGCAAACTGTTCTGCCACGTCCAAGGCGTCAAGGCTGCGCTTATCTTTCATCAGGTGCTGTACTTGGCGGGCGCACCAGACTGCATACAATCTTATTTCTCGGTCATGGCCTTCGACAGCCCGCAGGCACCATAGGGCGTCATCCAGACCATTGGAGTCCAAGATTGTGATAATCGAGACTGGCGCATCGTCGGGCTCAGTCTTGTCAAGATGCTTTAACAGTTTGCGCCATCCTGACTCACAGGGATGGTGGGCGCGGATTTTATTGAGAGTTGTTTTCATGACTGCACTTTCTGAGTTGAGGAGGCCAAATTTGTTGAGCTGTCCGATGCGCGTGCTGCCCTCGATGCGCACGGTGCCCCACGCCATCCACCAAGCGCGCGGGTCGTGCTTGACGGCGATGTCGCGCGCCTTGTCCACGTCCGCCAGCGCGGCGGCGTGCAGCGCGTACGGCCCGGCCATCAGGTGTGTGTTGCGTGTGTCGTCGATGGCTGAGACGTAGTACGGCCCAGGCAGGGTGTCGGGCTGCTGGGTGTCGTTGAAGTTCATTCGACCACCTTGAACATATGCCCGTCGAAGGCCAGCTTGCCGGCCGCCTTGAGCTTGCCCCGGAAGGCGATGCACTTGTTGGCGGGCAGGCCCAGCGCCAAGAAAGCTTGGTGCGTGGAGGTGTACTCCACCCCGCCCACGACGACGTGCGACCGGGTTGCGCGCGCGGCGGCGGTGGCGGGGTCCTGCCAGCTTTTGGCGATGGCCGCCGAACGGTCGGCCGGGGGGCGGGCAACCTTAGGGGCGCTGGGCGCGGTGGGCGCCTTGGCCGGTTTCTGGGCTTGCAGCAGGGCGTCTACGCGCCGCGCGCCGGCTGCGCGGTCGCTGAAGCGCTTCACAGCGGGCGCGCCGCTGTGGGCGTTGTAGAAAGCCAGCAGCTCGGCGGCGGTGGCGGTGGCGGTGTTGATTGAAGCGGTCATGATGAAAGTTCCTTTCGGGGTGGATTGGGGGAGATCAAAGGGCGAAGCGGGGGACAAAACAATTCAGGCACCGGCCGGCTGTCGGGGACGCGTCGTCCCGGTCCATGTGGCGCTGGATGCCGAGCACGTCGTGCGCGAAGTTGAAGTCGTCAGCCGCGAGCAGCGCGTCGAGGTTGAGCGGGGTGCCGTTGGCGTGGCAGGCGGTCAGGTCCATGTCCAGACTCATACGATCAATCGAGCGCGACAAAGCTGCTGCGCGCTTGACGATGGCTTCGATTTTGAGCGAGTCGGCTTTGATGACGGAGAAGCTGATCATGATGAAGTCTCCTTTCTGTGGGTGGGTTGGGGGAGATCAAACGGCTGCGCTATGCGAGCTTCCAATAAAGTTCCATCTTCGCCAGCGCAGCATCCAACGCCAATGCCTTGCCCATGGCCTTAGCGACGCGCACGCCGTCGAGCCGAAAACCGGGCGGGAAAAGAATCAGGAAATGGCCTTCGGTTTCCGAGAACTTGGCGCACATCGGGTGGTCTTTCACGCGAGCCAGCGCTGCGCTGAGCGCGGCGACGTTGTCTTGTATGCTGGTGATCATTTTGAGCTCTACTTTCTGGTTGGCCACCTGAGGATTTCGGGTGGATGAAGGAATTATGCCCCGAAAAAGCATGTTGCGCGCCAAAAAAGCAAAAATATTTTTCTGGGCCCAACCCGAGAAGCCCGAGAATTACCGTTCCCCAAGCTAGAAAGTGAATAAATGACGGACGAATTCTTGTGTGCCCTAGGCGCGGACATGCCCGAGGAGGAAAGGCTGATCGTTTGTGGATTCGCCGGGGACCCTAACGCGGCGGCGCCCGACGCGTGGCGCCCCCGGCCGTGGCGCCCGGGGATGAAGGTGGGGTTGGGGCCGGGGGCTAACGCTTACGTGACGGTGGGGTCCTTCGGGCGCGCGGCGGACGGGTCCTTCCGGCGGCGGGCGGAAACCTTTGCTGCGGGACGGGCGTTGATGGTGGACGATGTGGGCACCAAGGTGGACCCTGCCGCCGTGAGCGCCATGCGGCCCAGCGCCCGAGTGCTGACGTCGCCGGGCAACGAGCAGTGGTGGTACTTCCTGGGGCCTCCCGAGCGGGACGCGGCGAGGTTCGACGGGGTGATCCGCGCATTCATCAGCGGGCGCCTCCTGGGCGCGGACCCGGGCATGGCGGGCATCTCGCGCGTGGGCCGCATCCCCGGATTCATCAACGGCAAAGCAGCCTACGGCGGGCGCTTCCGCGTGGAGTTGCAGGAGCTGAATGCGCGGCGCTTCACGGTCGAGGAGCTGTTGGCGGGGTTCGGGCTGGAAATCAACGGCCGGCGCGCCCCCCGCGCCAAGCTGCGCAGCGAGGTGGCCATTGAGCGGAACCGGGCCTTCCTGACGGTGTACGGGTGGATGGAGCAGCGGGGGATGCTGAAGCGCGGGGAGCCGGACCTGAGCGGGTGGACGGAGATTGAGTGTCCGTTCCGCGACGACCACACCGCCCGCGCCGACAACGGCGCCGCCATCCGCGAGCCCAGCGACGAGAACGATTTTTACGGCGCCTTCCGGTGTCACCACGGCCACTGCGCGGGCAAGGGCTGGCGGGAGTTGACGGAGTGGATCGCCGAGCAGAGCAGCGACGAGCTGGACGCCATCAACCGGGCCGCTGCGTGAAAACGCCATCCCAACTGACGCCGAGCGAAATCGCATGGGCGCGCGCGTCACGCCCAACGCGGCGGCTGAAAGAGATTGCCTACGAACTCAACGTCACCATGGCCACGGCCAGCGCGATCTGCAAAGACGTGAGAGGCCCAGGGCGCGACTGCCGCGCGTGCGATCACTACGCGGTGACGTGGCAAGGAAAAGAAGCCTACTGCGCGTTGCCGCTGTTCAAGGTGGTTCCGTGCGTCAATTTTGATCAGTACAAAAACACACCGCGGGTCGTGTTGTGTCAGGTGAAGAAATGACCGCTTACTACAACGAGCACGACAAGCACGCCGCGCAGTGGCTCAGAAACTTAATCGAGGCGGGCCACGTTGCGCCCGGAATTGTTGATGAACGATCAATCGAAGACATCACCCCTGGCGACCTTGCCGGATTCACACAATGTCACTTCTTCGCCGGGGTCGGGGTCTGGTCGCTTGCTTTGCGGCGGGCCGGATGGCGAGACGATCAAAGAGTTTGGACAGGCTCTTGCCCCTGCCAACCTTTCAGCGCGGCAGGCAAAGGCGATGGGTTTGCTGACGAGCGGCATCTATGGCCCGCATGGTTCCATCTTATCGGCCAGTGCAACCCTCCAGTCGTCTATGGAGAGCAGGTTGCGAGCAGCGACGCAACTGCTTGGATCGACCTTGTACAAACTGACATGGAAGCCTTGGGTTACGCCTTTGGGGCGATCCCGTTTCCGTCTGCGGGCGTCGGTGCGCCGCACATCAGGGACCGATTGTATTGGGTTGGCAACGCCAAATCAGCGCGACCACAAGGACGGAGCTGCGCCATCGGTCGTGAGCAGCGGCAGGACGGACAAACTTGCGCACGCGGTGCACCTGGCGGGGTGGGCATCTCCGCGTGCGACAGACCCGAAGTGCGGCGGGACATATACGGAGAACTGCCAGGGCAAGGATCTTCCGAAGGACGCAACTTTAGCGGGATGGCCGACACCGACGCTTCCCTCGGGTGGACAAGTGCCGCCAGAGGGCACGACGGCAACAGGTCGCACGCTGGATGGGCGAAAGGTGCAGGTTACGTTGAAGGATGTGACAGCGCTAGCGGGATGGCCGACACCGATGGTGGGCAGCGTGAATCCTGCAGCGCACAACCAGATCAGCGGACAGTGGCGCAAAGCGATGGAACCCTGCAAGCCTCACGATCAACCGGCCCGACTAACGGCCACTGGCGAGATGCTGACTGGCTCTTGTGCCGGGATGGAAAGTGGCGGCCAGTTGAACCCGGCACACTCCCGCTGGCTCATGGGGCTCCCGCCCGAGTGGGACGCTTGCGCGCCTACGGAAACGCGATCAACGCGCAAGCAGCACAAATCTTCATAGAGGCAACAAAACCATGACCACCCCAGAACAACGCGCCGCCGAGCGCGAAGCCGCCCTGCGCGCGCAACTCGCCGGCCAGCGCCGGCTGGCGCGTCCCGAGGACTACGTGTATGACAAGGCGCAAGAGGCGTTTTGGGACCTGTGCGACGGCACCCTGCACACCGAGAAGTCCGTCGACGCCAGCATCCCCAAGGAGCTCTGGCGCGTGGAAATCGAGGAAGCCCCCGAGCCCCTGCCGGGCGCCAAGGGCCGGCCCAAGGGCCGCAAGGAGCGGTTGGTCCGTCCGTCGCAGGACATCATGCGCGTGGAAAATGACGCATTTGTGGAGGGGAGCACGTGGTGGCCCGGCCGACCCCAAATCATTCACGACTACTTCATCAACGGCGAGGGCTTCTACCCCGCGCCGGGCCGGCGGTCGTACAACCAATACGTCCCCCCGCCCGTCTCGGCCGCGCCGGCAGGTAGCGCGGAGGTGTGGACCGCGCACGTGCAGAAGCTGTGGCCGGACCCGGCGGAGCACAACTTTTTCTTCGACTACTGCGCGCACATGGTGCAGCGGCCCGGCGAAAAATGCAACGCCGCCATCGTCCTCTCCGGCACCCAGGGCATCGGCAAGGACGCCGCCCTTTGGCCGGTGCGCGCCGCCGTGGGCACGTGGAATTGCAAGGGCATTGACCCGGACCAGCTGTTCAGCGACTACAAGCCATGGGTGCAGACGTTGATGTTGGTGGTGGATGAGGTGCGCCCCACCAAGGACGAGTTTCACGCGTCGTCGATGTACAACGTGCTGAAGCCGATGATTGTGGCGCCGCCGGATGTGCTGCCGCTGAATCAGAAGTTTGAGAAGCTGCGCTACGTGGTCAACGTCATGCGGGTGTTTGTGACGACCAATGACTGGATGGCAATGTACATACCGCCCGAGGACCGGCGGATGTTTGTGATGCACTCGACGTTGCCCCAAAAGTGGCACGAGACGGCCGGGGACCCGGAGTACTTCCTGCGACTGTTCGGGTGGATGGAGGCGGGCGGGGCGGCGGCGGTGGGGGCGTGGTTGCGGGCGCGGGACCTGAGCGCGTTCAACCCCAAGGCGCAGGTGGCCAAGACCCAGGGGTGGGAGGCGGTGACCAACAGCTGGGACACCCCCGACGATGCGGTCACGGCGGCGCTGGAGCGGCTGGAGAAGCCCCGCGCCTTCTTCGCCACAGAGCTGCTGGCGGACACCTTTGACGCCAAGGACGAGATCGCCGCGCTGATCAAGTCTCCGCGCCGCTTGTCGCACCGCATGCAGCAGGAGGGCTACCTGGCTGTGAAGCCGCCGGGTGGGGCTGACCGCTGGCAATTCTCGGCGAGCGGGGTGGTTTTCCGGTCGAGGCTGGCGTTTGCCAAGGCGGATTTTGGGTCAAACCGCGCGGAAACGAATTTATTTTTGGGCGAACGGGGAAAAAAGATCGCCGAAAATAAAGCTGCGGCCGTCCCCAGCCATCTCAAAGTCGTCAAAAATCAATTCTGAGCGCCGCGTGTGCAGTGGATCTAAATCTCGGGTTTCTCGGGCCGGAAAACCCGAGATTGCGAAATCTCGGGTTTTTGGTGAAATTTGGGGCCTGGCCGGCGAGCCGCGCGGGCGTTGGGCGCGGATGTTGGAATCACGGTGCCGCGCAGTCGAATCTCGGGCCTGTGCGTTTTCGCCGCGCCGCGCCGTGATTTTAAAATCCAAAAACCCGAGAAACCCGAGAACCCGAGTTACACCTCCGGTCTATACAAGTTAATTGATTTAAGGGAAATTGATTTATATTATGTAAAACCAAAGAATAGGGCATCTCGGGTTTCTCGGGTTCTCGGGTTTTCCGTCTGCAGGAACTCAACGCCCGCGCGGCGTCCAAGCCCGAACCCGAGACGCGGCTGCGCCGGGCCTTGATTCTTGGCAGAGAACTCAACGCCAGCGCGGCGCGGCTGCGGAAAAGTCGATTTCCTCGCCAGTGGACCCCCCGGTAGAATGGAATTTATGCTGCGTTTTGATGCGCGGCAGGAAATCAGGCATAATGCCGTGGTGTGTAAATTGGGTTTCTGATGCCAACAAACAAGTCTCCCCCGCAGAAAGCCAAGAAAGCCAAGAAGCCCACGGGCGCGGCCCGCGCGTCCTCGGGCGGCAACCCCCCATCAAAATCAGCGCTCGCAGCGCTAAAGGCCATCCAACACGTCGAGCGGCCCGTCTCGCCGAAAGGCAGGCGCTATTCCCCGGACGAGCAGTCGGCGTTGTGGTCGTTGGTGATTGCGGAGCTGGAGGGTGGCAAGACGCTGAACAAATCGCTGGCTGCTGTGGAGGGTGCGCCCAGCTCGTGCGAATTTCTGAAGTGGGCGAAAGAGACTCCCGACAGAAAAAAGCAATACGCGGAAGCCAGGTTGGCTGGCTATGAAAAGATGGCTGACCAAATCATAGACCTGTCCGACGATTGTCGCATCGGAACGACGATCACGGAGAAGGCGGACGGCGGCGTGGAAGTTGTTTACGGCGACATGGCGGCGCGTGCGCGCTTGCAGATCGACTCTCGGAAATGGCTCCTGTCGAAGTGTTTGCCAAAGATCTACGGCGACCGCGCCCCGAATGCCGGGGGCGACATGCAGGACCTCGCCGCGCAGCTGCGCGGCATCGCGGACAGGTTGCCGGTATGATGGTCGAGGAGCGTCTAGCCCCCGCCACGTACGAGACCGACCTCGCCCGGTGGTACCCGCTCATTGCGCACCCGGTGCAGACGCGGCTGGTGACGGAAACGGCACGCTTCAAAGTCATCCCCGCCGGCCGTCGCAGCGGCAAGACCGAGCGCGCCAAGCGCTACGTCGCGCGCGAAGCGCTGCGCACCCCGGGCGACTACTTCATCGCGGCGCCCACCCGTGATCAGGTGAAACGGATTTATTGGCAAGACATGAAACGGTTGAGCTTCACCAGCATCATGCCCACAGCCCCCAGCGAGTCGGACCTGATCATCCGCCTGCCAAACCGCAGCAGCATCAGCCTCATTGGGCTGGACCAGCCCCAGCGGATGGAGGGTGTGTTCTGGGACGGCGGCGTGGTGGACGAGATTGCGGACGTGAAAGAAAACGCTTGGCCCGAGAACATCAGCCCCGCGCTCGACACCTTTGACCCCCGCAACCCCAACAAGCGTGCGTGGTGTTGGCTGCTGGGGGTGCCTGATGGCATGAACCACTACTTTGACATGGCGGAGTACGCCCGCACATCGGGCGATCCGGACTGGGCGCTGTACACGTGGAAGAGCGCCGACATCCTGCCCCCGGACGTGATTGAGGCGGCCAAGAAGCGTATGTCGCTTAAGCAGTTCCGCCAGGAATATGAAGCGTCATTCGAGACCGCCAGCGGCCGCATCTACGAAGACTACAGCCAAGCCAACCACACGGCAGCGCGCATCGAGCCGCACGAACAACTGTTGTGGGGCCACGACTTCAACTTCTCTCCGCTGAGCAGCTTTGTGGGTGTGATGCGCGGGGAGGAGATTTTGTTCTTGGA